AAAAAAACTGTTAAAAAGAAAAAAAAGAAGAAGTAATTATGGCTAAAGCAAAGAAGAAAAAAGTAGTAAACGGCGGCAAAGCTAAGAAATCAGGTAGAGCTAAAAGTAATACTAGGCATCATCACGGGCATAAAAGATAATGGCAGAAGGTTTACCGATGTGGTTGCGCTTAACAGTAGAATTTGGTACTCTATTAATGATGTTATGTTTTTTATTTACGTTAATATATTTATTATTTACGGAATGGGAGAGATAATGACAATAAAAGAAGTATTGCAAGGTATGCAAAAGATACAGTCAAATACGCAAACAGTAGACTCTGTATTGTCTGATATGCCTTCTGTATCAGATTTTTTAACAAATGTTGCTTTAAAAGAGTCATATGCAGGTGCAGGTCTTGATTCTACAGCAACTCATACATTGGGCCCATGGCAAATGGACCCAATTAAAATGTTTGATATGCAACAGCGTATGACACCAGGTAGCCCGTTATATGACCCTAAGTTTGGTAAACGAGGTGATGATATTAATGCATGGTTTGTTTCTCAAGGTTATGAAGATTTTGACATTAAGAACTTAGCTCAAGTAATAAAAGCAGGAACTCCAGAAAAACCAAGCTATTCTTATGGGGAGCTAGGACAATATGCTAGAGACCCACTTGCTCATGCTTTTTTAGCTAGATTAGGTATTGCTCCTTTTAAAGAAGCAGTCCCTAAAGAGCTAGGTCCTCAAGGTATATACTGGAAAAAGTATTGGAATACATCAGGGAAAGGTAAACCAGAACAATTTGTTGATATGGTAAATCATTGGGATAAAGTTCAAAAAGAACAAGAAGTAATTGACAAGACTGTTAATCTTCCTGCTAATAAAGCTTTTAAATATGAGTAAAGAGAAGTATATGTTTTCAAAGCCAAAAGATACTAAGAATGCTGGAAAAGGTTCAGTACAACGTTTTTTTACTGATACTGACTATAAAGAAAATTATAATAAAATATTTAGGAAAAATAAAGATGGCAATAAAAAAAGACTCTAGATTAAAACGTGCAGGAGTATCAGGTTATAATAAACCTAAGCGTACACCTGGACATAAGACTAAATCACACGTAGTTGTCGCTAAAGTTGGTACTCAGGTTAAAACTATACGTTTTGGACAACAAGGTATAAAGACAGCTGGTAAACCTAAAGCAGGTGAGTCAGCTAAGCAAAAAGCTAGAAGAAAGTCTTTTAAAGCTAGGCATGGTAAGAATATAGCAAAAGGTAAGATGTCAGCAGCTTATTGGGCTAATAAGGTTAAATGGTAACGCATGTATACATAGACCCAGATTACTGGGTATCGACATATAATTACTGGGATATAGAGTAATATAATGAAATATAACAATTATGGACATAGCAGTATTACTAATAGTACTATTTTTATTTTGGCAACTTTATAGGTTTACCTAGTGTATATTATTAAAATAAAACATAGAGGTGATAAGAAAGAGACTGAATATCCTATTTATAGGGAAAAAGAGGCAAAAGAAAAGAATATCAAGTATAGACCTTGGAAAAAGGCTAAACTTGGCCAATTTGCCTTATCAGATGATGGATATGTATCAAAAGTATTATCACGTCGTGAATATACTGATAATACGGGTCGTAAGAATGTTTACATGAGGTTTCCTTTTGGTTATACGTTTTTTAACCCAAAGTATAGTAATAAGCCTTTAAATGTACAAGGGCGTAAAACAAACGTGACAATGACTGGAAAGTCATATATAAAGGTTCAGTCTAAGCAAAACAAGATGAAAGCATTAGCAATGATGTTTGCATTAAAGCCTGATTATGACCAGGCTATAGAATGGGCATTAGGTGAGGTTAATGATTCTCAGAAGCGTAAGTGGAAGAGAACAATGAAATCGGAGATATTTCAAGGTATGGTAAGAGATGAACTAGCAAAAAGATTAACGGAGCATGGTCTAGACGAAGACTATACGTTAGATTTATTAAAACAAGCTATTGAATTAGCACAAAGCAAAAAAGATATATCAAATCTTTTAAAAGCAGTAGATAACCTTCAAGATATGCACGGAATGAAAGAGAAGCATCTTGTTAAAACTACTGATACAATTGAGGCCTTTTCTAGTGTAAAGCTTATAGATGAGCTAAAAGAAGAAGAAAAAGGATTGACATTACAAAGAGTACAGATTGAGGAGAAGAAGGAAGATACAGAAGAATGACGGACTATAACAAATATAATACCAACTTAATACTAGAAACTGCAATGAAAGACCCTAATATGGCTGAGCAGGTAAATCAAGCATTAGGAACTATAAGCAAGCCAACGAGCTCAGTGTTCCCAACGGGGGAATTTATGGGAATGAGCGTGTCTCCTAGAGTGCAAGATATAGTGACTATGCTTACTCAATTACCAGTTGGGGCTGGTGGTGCAGCAATAGGTGCAGCTGGTAGTAACAAAAGTCTTTTAAATAAATTGTTAGCTAAGGCTAAACAAACTAGAGCTGCAAAGAAGAGTATTGCAAGACATAAGAATAAACCTGTAGAGGATTTTGAAAGTAGAAAGATTAGTAGAGAACATGATAAAGAGGCGAAGGCTGACTGGGAAGAATGGAAGTTTAGTGACTATTACAAGGGGATGGAACCTAGAGGAGTACATAGCTTTAAAGATATGAATAAGTATGAAAAAGGTATTATAAGGTATCATAAAAACTTTGACCAATATCGAAAGTCGTTTGAAGAGGCTAGAGAGAAGTTTATGGAAGGCATGCATATTCAAGGTTTAGATGAAAAAGATTTTATGAAGCAATTGACAGACTTTGAAATAATATATGACCCAAGCAGTCCTGGATTTGACCCTAAAGCATTACTTGATTTAACAAGAAGTACGAAAACAAAAAAAGTAGCATCTAATATAACTCGTCAGTTTTAAATGGATTTTGAAGAAAAATATGCTCAACTAGAAGCACTAAAGAAGATGCGGAAGAATATGGCACTATTTGGAAGATACTGCTTCCCGACAGCCCTCCGCAAACAAACACCCCCGTTCCACCACGAGGTGTATTCTTCTTTAAAGGATGACGACACAAAAAGAGTGCTAATAGCTGCTCCTAGGGGAACGGCAAAGAGTACTGTTACCACTCTTATTTATCCATTGTGGAGAGCAGCTTTTAAAGCATCTAAAGAAGATTTGTTTATAGTTATAGTGTCTGAGTCACAAGCTCAGTCTATTAACTTCTTATCACGTATTAAATACCATTTGATACATTCAGATAAGTTTAAAGGCGTTTTTGGAGATTTAGGACCAGCTACTGCACAACGTTGGACGAATACAGATGTGGTATTAGCTAATGGTACAAGAATAATAGCTGTAGGTACTGGACAAAGAGTACGTGGTTTTATTGAAGGAGATACAAGACCTAACTTGATTATAGTTGATGACTTTGAGTCAGAACTTAATGCATATACACCAGAAGCACGTGCTAAAAATAGAAAGTGGATGACAGAAGCTGTAATACCTTCTTTATCAGATGATGGTAAGATATGTATGATTGGAACAGTAATATCAGAGGATTGTTTTTTATACTGGGCTAAAGATAGTAGCGCATGGAAAACTTTATGGTATTCTATATGGGATGATAATCAAAAGTCAATATGGCCAGAAAGATTCCCTAAAGAACGTATATTAGGCATTAAAGATGAATTTGCATCCGTAGGTAATTTAAACGGGTTTTACCAGGAATATATGAATATAGCGCAATCTCCTGATGATGCCCCATTTAAACCTGAATGGATAAAAATGCATCATTATAAGTTTGAAAGAAGAGGAGGACAAGGATGCTTAGTACAGGAGCTACACGATGATGATAAAGAAAAAGTTATACCAGTTGATGTGTATTGTGGGGTTGACCCTGCTAGTTCTTTATCAAGGCGCGCTGACTTTTTTGTCATTGCTACCATTGCTGTTGATGGGGATAATAGAAAATATCTCATTGATTGTGTACAAAAACGCATATCGCCTGCAGAGCAGCCTAATGAAATTATATCTGTATTTAAAAAATTCAGGCCTAAGAGAATGAAAATAGAAACAGTCGGATATCAAGAAGCGCTAAGGACTGCGACTAAACAATTGATGCAAGAGGAGAATTTATATATTCCAGGACTAGAAAGAGGCGTTAAACCTAGAAATGCGAAATCAGAGCGCTTGCTCTCACTGGTTCCTATTTTTGCAAAAGGCGATTTTTACTTTAGGCCTGAAGATTTAAGTGCACAAAAAGAATTTTTATCTTACCCTAAAGGAAAGCATGATGACATTATGGATGCGGTATGGACTGCATTAGATGGACATAGGGCTTGTAGGGTTAAAACATACGTTAAAAATGATGAAAAAAGTGGAATAATTAAAAAAATGCTTGACTGGAAGTTAATGTAGGGGTTATATTACGAGATATGCCAGAAGAAAAATACAATAAATTAACAGATAAAGAAATTGTACAGAAAGTACAAGACCTTTTTCGTACGTATTCTAAGAATAGAGAGACCTGGGCTAGTCATGCTCAAGAAGATAAAGAGTTTAGGCTAGGAAAACAATGGACTAACGAGCAGAAAAGAATCCTTGAATCTCGAGGTCAAGCTCCTATTGTGGTTAATAGAATACATCCTGCAGTTGAAGCTGCTAAAGCAATGATAACTGCTAATAGACCATCATTTAGATGTGCTGCTAGAGAAGACTCTGATAATAAAGTTGCTCAAGTGTTAAGTCATTTATTATCATATATGTACGATATATCTGATGGTAGGTCAGTTATAAGAGAAGTAGTAGATGATTACTACGTAACTGGCTTGGGGTATATACATGTGTACCAAGACCCAATGATGGATATGGGCAAAGGGGAAGTATGCTTTCATAGTGTAGACCCTCTTGATGTATACGTCGACCCTAATTCAAGGAGTCGATTTTTTGATGATGCTGAGAATATTATAATATCTCGGTTTTTTACACGTGACCAAGCCAAAAAATTATATCCAATGTATGAAAAGGCTATTGACAATGCTGAATCGGACAGATTCACAGATAGGCCTATTACTGATAGAGCGGATGATGGAGAAACTATATTTCCAGAAGATACCGAAACTAAAACAGAGCATGGAACATTTGGTCAGAATGATGAATATGTACGTGGTTATGAATGGTACTCTAAAGAATTAGTGGATAAATTTAGAATCTTTGAAACTTTTAGTGGTACAGAAGATTTATTAGATGTAGAAGATTTTGATGCATATATTCAAAAGCCAGCTTGGATAATTGAAGGTCAGCCTGTAGTTGACCCAGAGCAAGCTAAACAGATTATTATGCAAATGCAACAACAAATTGCAGCTCAATGGCAAGCAATGGTTGAAAATGCTACAGCAGAAGGTATACCAGCAGAAGACTTGCCTGCACCAGAAGAGCCTAATGTACAGCAGATTGATTATCAACAATTAATTTTACAAGGCTTAATTGAAGTTGCAAGAGTGCAAGTTAAACGTGTTCATCATTGTGTAGTTATAGGTGATAAAAAATTATATAGCAGGGTTCTTCCTACTGAAGATTACCCTATTGTTCCATTTGTTAACATTCATACTAGGACACCATTTCCTGTATCAGATGTTCGAATGGTTAAAAATATGCAAGAATATATCAACAAAACACGTTCTTTAATAGTAGCTCATGCTACTACAAGTACTAATACAAAAATATTAGTTCCTGAAGGCAGTGTTGATATGAAAGAATTTGAAGAAAAATGGTCACAGCCTGGAGTTGCAATTCCTGTTGATATGGATGCTGGAGTTCCTATGCCTGTGCAACCAGTACCTCTTCCTAATGAGCTTTATAAGAATGAAATGGATGCTAAAAATGATATAGACCATCAATTAGGTTTATACGAGATGATGATGGGTAATTCATCAGTAGCGCCACAAACTTATAAAGCTACTATATCTTTAGACGAATTTGGTCAAAGAAAAATTAAATCAAAATTAGCTGATATTGAAGCTAGCCTAACTCGAGTTGCTCAAGTGGCTATACCTTTAATGCAGCAGTTGTACACTGTAGAGAAAATCTTTAGAGTTGTACAGCCAAACAATTCTATGTCAGAATACGCGATTAACCGACAGCTTTATGATGATAAAACACGTGAAGTGAAAATCATGAATAATATTACAATTGGTAAATATGACGTAGTTGTGGTAGCAGGTTCAACCTTACCTACCAATAGATATGCAGAACTTGAGTTTTATATGGATGCTTATTCTAAAGGGCTAATTGATAGAGAAGAAGTTCTTAAGAAAACTGAAGTATTTGACATTGAAGGCGTTATGGAGAGAACGGATATTATTGCTAAACTCCAGCAACAACTTCAAGGCGCTCAAGAGCAAATCAAGCAACTTAGTGGTGATTTACAAACTCGTGATAGAGAAGCAGTCAATCTTCGTAAACGAGTTGAAGTTGAGAAGTTTAAAGGAGATATGGATAAGGTTAGCAATAAAGCGCAAGCTGCTAGCACCCTATTTGAAAAACGTCTTGATGACAACTTATCTACCGTTAAGACTGAAATCAGTCGCTCAATAAAAGAGAGCTCACCTCCAGCTGGTAGACCTGGAGCAGCCAAGAAAGAAGAAGAATAATGGAAAACGCAAATGTACAGGACACCCCTCAAGATGCAAATACGCAGGATACTTCAAATGCTTTTGAAGCTCCACAAGTAAATGCAACACAGGGCTCCTCAAGCGAATTGTCCGTTGATGATATTATTTTAGGCAACGTGGATGATTCGGCTTCCGCTTTTGGAACACCCGAAACAACAATACCTGAGCAAGGAACTCCTGAAACTGGAGCTAGAAACGATGATACTCGATATGAGTATTGGCAATCTCAAGCTGCAAAAAAGGATAATGAATTAAATGAATTAAAAGCTCAGCAGCAGCAAATGATGGCTATGCAACAACAAATGATGCAACAAACTCAAGCGCCTGCTCAACCTGAGCCTCAACAAGAACAGTTTCCTTCAGCTCCTGTAAAGCCTAAAAAACCAAGAAACTTTTCTAGAGAAGAAGCATATGCTGATGGCTCTAGTGAAAGTGCTCGTTATTTAGACGAGGTAGAGGAATGGCGCGATAATATAGAAGAGTATAAAGACTTAAGGCATCAGTATGATTTAGCTGTTGTACAAGAAAGTTTGAACAAAGAAAGAGAAGCACGTGTTGAAGAAGTGCAAAGACGTCAAGCTTATGCACAACAACAACAAGAAATTGCTAATGTTAATAATGTTGTTCAACAAAAATACGGCTTAAATCAACAAGAAGCTACAAGCTTTATACAAGATATGTCATCGGCTGATTCATTAACTATGGATAATTTGGTGCAATTGTGGAGGATTAAGCAAGGACAAGGCGCTCCAGTTGGAACTCCTGTTCAGCCTACTCCATCTCCTACGTTCGAACAAACGAAGAGAGCACAGCAAATACCTTCTCCTATGGGGGTTATGCCTAGCACGGGTAATCAAGCACAAGGCTCCACAGAAGACCAGATTATGGATAAAATGGTATTGGATTTTAATAATAAAAATCCATTTAAATAAATATATACCCTACTTGAAGGCGATAAAGCAGTTGATAGAGGGTAAAGAAAGTAAGAGGTAAGTATGTCGCAAGTATATAGTAATGTTGCGTCAGCCGCTGGTAATGGTACTGCCGATTTAGATAATACACGTAGAGTCTTTAACTTTGGAGATAGAGTAGCTGAATTAGCTCCTATGCAAAGTCCTTTCTTTGTTTACTTAAGTAAAGTAGCAAAAAAAGCAACTAATGACCCTGTGTTTAAATTTCTAGAACAAAGACACCAATGGCAAAGACGTAATTTCGAAGTAGTAAGTGCTGCTTTAACAACAAGTGGAGCTGAATCACATGCAGGTGAGTTTGATGCAGGCGAAGACTTGATTTTAACAGCAAAATATGATGAATATGGTAAAATATCAACTGGTTCTAATGCTAAATTTTTAGTTCCAGGATGTATATTAGCGGTAAAAGCTGATGATGGTGTAGTGTATAGATTTAAAATAGCCGAAGATGCTACTATAACAAGTGGTACTGGTTCTTATAATAGTGCTGTAGCAACTAAAACTATTTATCATGAAACTGATACTGGATTTACTACAGTTAATGGTGAAGCTTTAAGCGCTGTAGGTACTACGATTCCTACTGGTACTGTATTTTCAGTTGGTAATAAAGGCCAAGTAATTGGTAGTGCATGGGCTGAGGGAACTGATAGTCCTCTCGGTTGGGAAGATAAAATGTATGACAGAGAAGGTTATACACAAATCTTCAAAACTGGAATGAATATCTTTTCTGGTACAGCTTTAGCTACTGAGTACAGAGGTATCGCTAATGAGTATCAACGTATTTGGCAAGATAAATTAATGGAACATAAAATGGACATAGAGCAAGCTATGTTATTTGGTGACGGTATCACTGTTAATACTGCAGAAGCTGCAGGTGGTGGTGCTCCTACTAGGTATTCTCATGGTATAGTACCTTTTACTTCATCAAATGGTAAAGTATATAATATGTCTTATGCTTCATCTGGATATGATGCTTTCTTAGATGCAATGGAAGATTTCTTTGCACCTGAAGGCGGAAACTCTGGTGAGAAGTTAGTATTAGCTTCAAGAAAAGTAATCACGTATTTAAATAAATTAGGTAGTGGTTCTTTTATGAACAATTCTGTAGGTGCATCTCAATATCGATTAGATGTTAATACTGTACCTGGAGCTTTTGGTCATACTGTAACTGTAGTTAATACTATATTCGGTAATCTTCATTTTGTGGCTGAGCCTTTATTAAGAGGTCCATGGGAAGATTATTGTGTATGTGTAGACCTAAGCAATGTCGCTTATCGTCCTTTAGTGGGTAATGGTGTAAGTCGTGACACCTTTATTGAGACAAATGTACAAGACAATGGAATTGATGGTAGACAAGACCAAATCATCACTGAAGCTGGCTTGGAAATAAGTCTTCCTGAAACTCACGCGATTCTTAAGTTTTCTTAAGAGAAGGGGGATAGATAAATGGCTTTTACTAAAACTAGTGCTAATGGTAAAGCAATATATCAAGAAACATATACTTTACCAGCAAGTGCTACAATAGGTTATAGTACTGAAATTGACTTTTTTAGTTTTGACCCTAAAATTGCCAATAAAAATGTAACAGTTGTTTTAAATGCTAGTGCTGTAGATGGTAGTAATTTAGACATATCTTTACATGGAACTTGGGAAGAGGGTGGTTCTAAAGTTACGTTAGTTTCAGATACTTTAGTTGCAGACATTACAGCAACAGGTAATAATGTTGATATTCTTGACTTAAATGCATATCCAATGCCTTATTATTATATAGGGTGGACAGCAGACCAGGATGAGAGTGCAAATACTATTACTTTAACTTGTATTGTTGAAGAAGACAATGTTAGTTTAAAAGGTAATGATATTGGCGGTGATGGAACTACTGGAATAGGTCCTGACCCATCATAATAGGTTAGTTAATAATGTAATAGGGAGCTTCGGCTCCCTATTGCTACAAATTTAGGAAGCAGTATGGCAACGACATTTGGAAAAAGTTTATTTACAGGTTCTTCAGGAACTGGTTTTTTATATCCTGAATCTATTGGTAGAATAGACAAGACACAAGCAGGGAGTATATTAGAAGAACGTGGTGTATACACATTTCATTTTGGTAATAGTGGTAATAGTGATGGGGTATCATATGTGCGAAATGGAGACACGATTTTATGTCCTTTAATGGATTATGAAGTAACATCTGATATGTCAATCTTTTTTAGAGAAAAATCAACAAATGCTATAAGTGATACAACTCTAGAATTAGGTTGGTATGGACAAAATAGCAAAAGTATCATTAGCGATGAATGGGTCACTGGAGATGCTGATGGAATTACATCTATAGATATTAATCCTAACCAAACAAATTGGGGTGTTCCTAGGATGATTGATTTTGATGCATTTGTTGATACAGGAGCTGGTTCTGTATTGCATGGTACACATACTGCAATAGGATTACGTGTAGGTACTAACCAAACTGGTGGTACTGTAAAATTACAAGTTAAAATAGTGCCATTTAGGGCATAAAAATAAGGAAAGAAGTTATGGGTGATAAGATAGATGTAGATTTACATAATATTGCAGGTGCAATGGGAAGTATTATGGGGCAAATGGGAATTTCTGGCGGTCCAAAAGGCAAGTCTGGTAAAGTTGCTCCTGCTCCTAAAGGTAAAAGTGGTGGAAGCAAAGCAAAAGATAGAAAAGCGGATAAGCCTAAGCAAAAAGCAAAAGGTAAAGATAATGGCAAGTCGCCTATTTCTAAGGTTCCACCTAAGAAGCCTGGTAAAGTAGACCCGCCTAAATCTAAAAAACCTTAGGAGGTAAATTATGGCAGACAGCGTGACAGAATGGAAAAGTGGACAAAATCCTACTCCTGGAGTAGAATCTGTGGGATATCCTTATTGTGATTTTACATGGAATGACCCTGACACAAATAGTGATGATGCTATTACTTCTAACCCAATTGCATATCCTGGTCGTTATTTTAGTTTTGCATTAAACACTACTGGTGCAGCGGTAGGAGGGTCTGCTAATTTAGCTTTTACTATAATCGGAACTAATGATATTAGTCTAAGTGATAATAAATGGACTACTGTGTCTACAGGCACTATATTAAATGCAGCTATTGGCGGAAAAATGAGTAGTGCTAAAATTTCTACAGAGACTAAAGGAAGTACAGTTGGTGATGGTATTTTTAAATTTTATAAATTAAAATTAGACCCTAGTGCAGACCCTGGTACAGTAGCCATGAGAGTTGGTTTAAATGCTCCGCCAATAGCAAGTAATGCCTAGTAAAAAAGTAGTATATAGTGGTGGTGTTGGGAATCAGTGGCATAGTAATGTCAAGCCTGACACCAGGCGTAAAATGAATACTGAAAAGAAAAAAGGTAAAAAATAGTGGCAGCAATAACAAATTATAAAGAACGTATTGAAGATTTATCAGGAGTATTAATAGATACTACTACTGCTAATGATACTATGCATCAGTTTATTATTGATGGTTGTTATGACGTAATTGATAAATTACAAAAGTCTAATAATTTTAATCCGCAAGAATTTGTTCAAGCTAGCAATCAATTGAATGATACTACAACGTCATTAAATGTAAGTAACAAACGTGATATTTTTTATGTAGAACGAAATACGCTTCCATGTAAATTTGTGCCTGAAAATCAACGTACTTATATAGACAATGATAATTCAATTTATAAAGCGACAGATGATGACCCAGCATATTATATTTTTAATAGAACATTACATATTAGGCCATTACCTACAAACAGCGCAACTGCATATGTATATTATTTACCTGAATATTCTGTTAGTGATATAGCAGTCGATAGTACGATTGATAATTATCCTATTAAATATACTGAACATATATTGCTATATGCAGCATATATGGTATTAGGTAAGCAATTATTAGATTTAACTGAAGATGTAACTACTAATTCTTTATCAATGGATGTAATTAGGAAAATGTTTAATGAAAATGTTCCTGCAGAAAGCAGAGATATTTTTGATTACTTAGAAGATGAAGATAGCGAAATGGTACAAGCTACATTACAAGCTGCGCAAGGTGCAATGGCTGTAACAGCAGAAAAATATAAATGGTATCAAGATAAAATGAATATGTTAAAAAATGAATATATGATGAAATTTAGTATTGGAGGTGAAGGGTAATGGCAAGTTTAACTGGACAAAGTATAGCATCAACGTATCCTTTACTATTAAAAGTAGCAGATACAGGAATAGACGGAACATTACGTGTTATTGAAGATGGTGATGCTACAGCTAGCGCATTAAAGATATCGACTGCTGGAATACAATCTACAGGCACATTAACAATTAATGGAACTAGCACGTTAACGGGTGATGTTACTTTAGGTGCAGCATTAACTATTGGCTCAAATCTAACATTTGGAGGTACTGCTACTACGTTGTCGGGTGCCAATAGATATGTTTTTAAGTCAAATGTAGGCCAAGATTTATTTATTAGGCTAGAAGCTGATAATTCAACACATAACAGTGATAATTGGGAAATTCAAATTGCTAATGGTGATGCTTTTAAAATTAGGTCAAAAGCTAGCGGTATTTATGTAGATAAATTATCATTAGATAGTAATGGCGATACAGTGGTTGCTGGTAATTTAGACGTGGTTGGGAATGTTAATATACAAGGTGGAGATATTACTACTGATGCTGGTGATATAGCAATTAAATCTAACGGAAATTTAACATTCCTTTTAGATGATAATAATGATGAAACATCTCAAAGTTTTGGATTTTACAATGATACTACAGAAATAGCTAATTTAGATGAATCAGGGAATTTACAAATAGATGGCAGTTTAACAGTTAGTAGTAATATCATTAAAGCTTCTGATGGTGGAAGTACTATTACAATGGATACATCTGACAATGTAACTATTGCTGGAGGTTTAACCGCTGCTACTACTCTAACATTGTCAGGTGGAGCATCTACAATAACTGTACCAGATACAGCTCACAATGCTGTAGGTTCTGCATTGTCAATTGAAGCTGGAGATACTACTGCTGGGACAACAAATAATATTGCTGGTGGTGCATTAAATTTAAGAGGTGGGCGTGGTAAAGGTTCTGGAGCTGGTGGAGATATTGTATTTCAAGTTGCTAATGCAGGTATTGGTAGCGGTAGTGCTATAAATAGTTGGGCTACTGCATTGACTATTGATGATAGTACAGCAGCTACTTTTAATTCTACCGTAACATGTACTACGTTAGTGGCAAATGGGATTACATCAACTCCTGCAAGCGATATAACTATGTCTGCAAAGAAAAGCTTTTTTGTCTTTTTAGATAGTGATGATGACGTTGATGAAACAACACACAATAGTACTTTTACAGTAAAAGACCATGATAGCACTAGTTTATTTAATGTTGATGAAAGTGGGAATACAACTACTGCAGGGACATCATCAATTACTGGTGCATTAACAGTTGGGGGTAATATGATTATTACCGACGCAACTGACGGGATAGTACATACAAATAGCGGAACTGTAACGCAACTTACAGACCATACTACAGGTGTTCTTATTAATGCTACTAGTGGTGTAATTCAATTAGCTGCAGTTACATTGGCTTCTACAACAAACGCTGAATTTACGGTAACTAATTCAACGGTTCAAACTGACTCAGTTATTTTAGTAACAGTGCAAGATGAAAATACAACACCCAATGTTCAACTTGCTGCTGCTGTACATACAATTGCAAATGGTAGTTTTAAAATTAGCCTTGTAAATCCACACTCAGCTGGTGGCGCCGCATCTGCTACAGCTAGTAAAATTCATTTTTTAGTAATTAATAATAGTTAGAGGAGAGTAAAATGAAAGCGATTAAAAGCGATAAAAAAACAGTAGACACTAAACCTTCCAATGATGAGGTTTTAGAGTCTTTAAGGGCACAATTTGAGCATCATAAGACTATGATGATAAAGTCTCAAGGTGCTATTGAAGTGTTAGAACAGATGAATAATGGAGAAATCCAGGAGAAATAATGAAACAGCTTCAGTTAATAGAATTAATACAGCAACATCATCCTAAAGGTTACACTGAAATACGTGCTGCACTTAATAGGGCTCAAGATGATTTTTGTGCAAGAACAGAGTTGATGAAAAAGACTTATACACAAACATCTATTGCAGGTCAAAGATATTATGAATTAGATGATAATATTATTAAAATATTACGTGTTCAAGTTAATAATGTAGATATACCACGTTTAATTGGAAGTCCTGTTATAGATGATGATGAATTTGATGTTAGCTCAGGAACAGGCGCAGCTACTACATCTAGCAATGAAAGATAT